TGGGGTGTCGTATGAGAATTGAACTCATGATGACGGAATCACAATCCGTAGTTTTACCACTAAACTAACAACACCATAAACTGGTAGGAGCACAGAGAATTGAACTCTGATTAATAGGTTAAAAGCCTACTACTTTACCATTAAGTTATACTCCCAAATATATGCGCACTACATGAGCATGAGCCCACTGTTCACCTTTTGAGTTAGAGTGCGCATATATTTGGCAGGGGATACAAGAATCGAACTTGTACTACTTGAGTCAAAGTCAAGTGTGCTACCACTACACAAATCCCCAACATTTGGTACGCAAATTTTAAAAGAACAATAAGCACGATGGCTACAAAACAAAAAACCCTCTAACTTTTCAGGTAGAGGGTTTTGGGAAATAAACTTTTATTTGTTTACTTTACTTTCCAAAACCCCCTCGATCAAACGCATATGATACATTAATCTCTGGGCGTGTGCATGTCCAGCCACTTAATAGTGGTAGATGCTTATTCAGCTGTCTGGATATGTTTAACGATTTCATGGTTTGATTATACTACAGTTTTCTTTGAAAGTAAAGCGAAATTTTAATAACCCTACAGTTCGTAAGGTCATAGTTTATTTAGGAGTTTTTGTCACCTCTAGCACCTATTATACGGTACTATTTGATTAAAGTCAAGTCTTTTTGACTTCTATTTTGCAGTTAGATAAAAATTCTATACCTGACGTGTCTCGATATGAATTACGATAGTAAACAGTATTGATGCCTGCACCGTAAATTAATTTGGCACAATCCACACAAGGAGCGTGAGTAATAAACATAGCACCACCAAGACCAGAGTCGTTCGATCTTGCCAACTTAGAGATCGCATTCGCTTCAGCATGTATTACCTCTTTCTTTGTTACAAGTTTAAAAGTCGCCCACTCATCATGCAGTTTATCTGTTTGTTCTTTCCAGTCACCATCATCACAATAGATTTTATCCTCACAGTTGTTATCCCAACCAGCAGGTGTTCCATTATAACCGATAGAGATAATACGATTGTCTTTGACAACTACCGCACCAACATGCAATCTACGTGAACTGGACAGCTGACCAAATCGTTCAGCTGTGTCCATAAATGCATCAACCCATTTTTGTTTCATCTTCCAAACCCAAATGGGCATTTCTTTTCATTTTTTGATAATTCTTTAACCCAACGAGAATATCGTTCTGTTCGAATGGCACTGTATTCTTGTGGAATACCAATCTTAGATTTTTCAGTTTCATCTATTAAATGGTGTTTAATAATAATTTCTTTTTCACTAACAGGGGTAATATGAACAAGAGGAGTTCCAGAAGTTAATGTAAAATTTTCTGAATCTTTACGAACGAACATATTAACATTTGTAGCACACTGATAATTATATGAAACTGCTGCTGGAAGTACAATAAAATTATTACGATGTTTATGTAGATTCCATGTAGCCGAACCCCAAACAAATCTAACTCCACTATTTTCTCTAAACAACCAAGGACTATCTAATTTTATATGGATATAATCTTCAAACAATCCTGGATATTGATCTCTAGGGTTAGAATCATAGAAGAATGGTAATCCCACCAGTGCAATAGAACTTTCTTTTGCCACGAAACTTTTTGGTTGACAAATAAAATCTGTCCACATAGGGATAACAAATCCAGTTTTATAATAATCTATAATACCATTACATTTACGGATAGTTGAACCATCAACCCTTATCATTGTTGTAGGATCAGTCCCAACATATGTATTGGGAATTGACTTGAATTCATCAGGATAAAATTTAATTGAAGTATCTGGTTTGTATAATTCATATACACTACGCAGGGTAGTGAACATATCAATAACAATTTTAGATTTTTTAAAAAAGAACATTATACTTTTTCTGGATCAGAATTTAGACCACGCCATGTGCCAACTTTATATTTCTTACCATTGAGAGTCCACTTCTTGCCATCCCAAAGAACTTTTTTGTAGAATGGCCAGTTTGGAGAACCTTCTTCAGTAACTTCATATTCACCAACATGAGCAGGATTAACATCAACAGGATACCAATCAGTAACTGTCATTAGGTATTCTTGATATTCTTCTTCTGCTTGTTCTTCTGCAATCCAATCTTCATGACGATCAATCAGTCCTGTAAAATCTAAGATATCCTCTGGGAGTTTATCAAGACTATCGCGATCGGTGATATCATAATTATAGTAGTCATCATATCCATCACGCCATGCCCCACAATACGCCATACCAGATTCCCAGTACATTGCTTCTACTTTATATCCTTCTTCTTCCATAAACTCATACAGAGCAATTGGTGGTGCCCATGCAGAATCAAACGAAACCCAAATTGTGTTATCGTCTTGTCGTTCCCAATCGTGGATAGATGCATCCCATTTTGAACCCCAGTTATCAACTGACCAAGCATAGTCCCACTCACCAGTTGGGTTTGGACGGATAATATTGAATAATCCATCTTTACTATCTTTGTTACTTAACACAGCATCAATTGCATCAAGTTTAGATTTATCTGTATGGGTAATTGTTAATGTATTGTCGCACCAATTTGGCATAATAATCTCCTAGTTAATAACGAATTCAAATTTGTCAACCTCTGACAATTTGTTGGTTGGTACCATGAATGAATAACTCACTGGCATTTCTTGATTTGTATAGATCGCAAGTGTACTGTTTTTATAACGTCCACCAAGGTAGCTACTCTTTGCTTCATCTTGCTGGAATTTCTCATAGAAAGCAGTTCGGTTTATACCAATTGGATATGAGAATCTTTTGACTCCATCACTTACTCCAATATTTTGTATCTGCATATAATCAGTAAAGGTATTAAGATTAATCCCTATAACATAACAGTCATCAATTATATAGTTTCTATATGGTGAGAAGCAAACAGTATAATCATCTGTTCTATTTTGTTGCTCGGCTAGATTACTAAGAATTGCAGTAAATCCAAGCGCAGCAGGTTTGATTGCTCCAGCAACCTTTTCTAAAAGTTTTAATTCTCTAGCATCTTTTCTATCTATGGTTTCAGCCAGTGATCGAACATCGCTTTGCCATTTAGGAATCCAAACTATATTGCCAACCACAAACACCTGAGTCATAGAACCTTTGTTTATGTACTCAATATTCTTTACATCCAGTCGTAATGCTTTGTTCTTATTATCTAACGACTTTATTGCTTTATAAATCTTCTCAGCATTTGCCTGACGCTCTGCCAAATTAGCACGCATCTCATCAGGTATATTTGCTGTCTTTGTTCCAACTCGATTGTCTTTTATAACATCAACATCGGCTTTGATCTTTACTTCATTATTGCTATACGAGAGAACCTCGTACTTTTTGATAACTCCACCATTGTATTGAACAATATCTTCAGTTAGTTTTCCATTGCGAACTGAGTGTTCACTATTGATCCAAGTTCCAGTTACCTTTTCAATTGCAGCAATCTTTGCGCTACGTAATGCAGAATCGAAGTTATCTCCATATCCAGTGGAAACAACTTCTTCTGCGTTACATAAACCTGCTACTAGTAATAGAAGCAGAGGGTACTTCATTTAGTTCCCCATCGCCATGCGCATTTGTCGTGCTGCAGTCATAGATCGTTTGTCGACCATAACAGTAACAACTACGTACTTGGCATCAGCTGATAGTTTACGTTCAACCACATAGATACCATTCAAGATACCATTGGACTCAACTGCAATCTTTTCTGTAATATCTGTTGCGATATTTGCTGCAAGTTGTTTAGATTTTACATCATCCTCAGCTACGTTCTTTGCCAACGATTTAGTGATAGTGTCAGTTGTAGTTTTTGATTTAAGATCTTGTTGAATGAACTCAACAACATTACGTTTCGCTCGCATTAATGCTATGTTCATACCTTGCTCTAGACCAGCATCAACATCAATAGGAACTGCTGCTGTTGCAGAAGATTTAAGCGATTCCCATTCACCCTTATCAGTAAATGTTACTTCAACTTTACCAAAGTCTTGAGTGAACTTGACTGCATCTTTTGATGGTGTATCTAGTGATACCTTAGTAGAACTACACGCTGTTAGTGCAAGAACTGCACATACTAGGATTACCTTTTTCATAATATATCTTTCATTTCAAAATTGCGGAGTAAACTACCGCATCAGGTTTTTTATATGCTTCTATCACACGATCCCGCATAGTAGGATCTTCAAGTTTGTAACCTAATCTCTCAGGAGATTTTGGATCAACTTGTTGCAATACATTATCCTCAGTGTTCTTCTCTGGAAGTTTGATTGATCGCTCAACCACTGGAACATCTTTTGGAATTGGTGTAACAATGGGCGAGTTGCTCGCGACTGTTACAGATTTCTGCCGTAGTTTTGCAAAGTCGTTATCGAACTTTGCCCACTCAGCATTAAAATCTAGAGCCATTGCATTGGTTGCAAGGCAGCATAACAAAATCACAGGTTTCATAATATATCCTCCATAATATAATTATACTACAAAGATTAATTAAAGTCAAGTCATTTTTGATTTAATCTTTGCAATAATATCGCTTGCTGCTTCCATTCCTTCTTTCTCCATCATGTCATCAAATAACTCTTCTCTTGCAAGTTGAATATTGTTTAATACTATCATTGCTTCTCGTTCGTCCATTGAGTTCAACATCATTTTGAACTCGTCTTCTTCCAAACTCAGAAGGAATAAAATAAAATCTCTGTCTTCGTCTTCAAGATGTCGCACTTTCTTTGGCTTTCTTTTCCAATGGAGGAATGAACCCAGCATCAGTTACCAATTTTCGTGTGATCTTTGGATATTTTTTATGTAGTGTCTGGTCTTTAATTGCAATCAAGACTTCTGCTTCAGTAGGATGGCAACCTTCAAGCATGGAGATAAACAATCCCTCACGCTTCAGTGGTGACAAATCTGCTCGGCAGAAAACATACAATCTACGCATTTCGCTAAACATATTGGTTGGTGTCATACCCAACGGCTCATCTGCAGGTTTATATGGTGGTGTGCCCTCAGGAAGAATCATTTTCTTCGTTGGGTCAAATGCATATTCAAAAATCAATTTCAATACAGCATCACCTTTATAAATCTCAATTGCTTTTGGATCTTCATTGATCTGTTTGAGCATTTCAGTTACATACTTACGCATATTAAAAGTCCTCTAGTTCATCTAACAATAAACGACACTTGTGTTCAATAAGATAGTTCATAATGGCCATCTTATCACCTGTCGGTTTATTATTTATGTATGCTTCTACAATGACCTTTGAAACATCTGGTGGGATAAAATCAAAATCAACAAGAGTCACATTGCGTTGCCAATTGCGTCGTTCTTCATCATTCTTACATGCAATAAATCCATTTTCAAAGAATTCTTGAAGACGTTTTGCGCTCATAGGTTTTTGGCGTTCACCCTTCATAAAGACATCGTCTTTACTTAGAATATTTGGAATGCCGTCACCAGCATCACCTTTGACAATATGTTCAATCTTATACTCAATAATTTCTCGTTGAGTAGCAGTAACATACTTCTTCTGCATTGGTGACCATTGCTTAACATTTGGGTATAACTGCAGCTGTTTAAAGTCTTTATCAGAAGATAGAATTAGAACCTTCTGTGATTCTTCAACTAGACCTGTTTGTATCAATTCATTTTCTTGAACGTACTTGGTCATTACAGCAATAATATCGTCTGCTTCAGCACGATCAATATGAAGAACTTTGTATGGAAAGTGAGTAGCAAGATCGATACGCATCTCTGATAAAGTATCAAAGATTAGACCCCAATCAAGATCAGACTTTTCTCGATTGGTTTTACGCATACCTTTGTAGAACTCAAAGAATTCTTTACGCCAGTACTTACGACCATCACAACAAATTACTACATCACCGTATTCTTTGCCATACTTTTTCTTGTATGATTTGATTGTTGATAGCGTAACATGACGAATGAGATTCTTAACCTCAGACTCAGTACCCTTCAACTCTCTTTGAAAGGTAAGGATAGCTGCAAGAGCAACCTGCGAATAATCAATTAGTATCATTTTAATTTTAAATCACTCATGTTAGTTGAAAGAAACATCGCATTACAATACCTACCATAACCACTCAAAGAATTTTTTAAATCAGACTTAAGAGCATTTACTTCATGTGGGGTAGATGAAGCAATTACAATTGTTCTATTATGTTTTACATCAATAGTAGATTTTCTGCTTGAATTACAAGAATACAAGATTATCTCGCCACCATCAAATTGTTTCGGTTCAACAAAGAAATAGTTTAATATTGTAAAAAAAGTTACATCAATATGTGGTTCATAGTAATCAGCATTCTCATAGTAAGATAGCAAATGTGTTCTAGAGTCACATGCAGTAATACATTTAAAAAGAGTATTAAATTCTAAAAGTTTATTATTAAAATCTTTATTTTTTGTTTGAGTCATTCCATGGGAGATTAATGCTGAATGTCTCCAGTTTATGAAAACATCCTCTAAGAATATCCCCTTTTTTGATGTGGCAATTTCACCATCTTCTTTTTTAGCAGAATTCAGTTTATCTCCATTTTTAAAGACTGAGTGTTTTGTTAACCATTTTAACTCAAGCATAATTTCTTTGAGTTGTTCTTCAGTATAGAAGTTATCAATAACAACTGCATCGATACCCTCAGCGATATAATTAAATTCCATTAAAATGCTCCGAGGATAACAGTTTCCTCATTGATACGTCCATTCGGTTGAGAAGGTTTTGTCTTAAGAGTTTTCAAAGCACTAGTCAACGCACGCTTACCCATAGACAATCCTTTAAAGAATTCCTCTGGTTTACGTAG